CTTTTGGGGGTCGGTACACTCCTTAAGGAATGGTAACCTTTTAATTAGTCGTGAATAACAATCATATGAAGCATTTCTAAATTCACTATCAGTATTATATAAAAAGAAAAGGTCATTCTCCTTCATGATGTTTCCAATGTATCTGTGTATTTGCTTCCCGTACTCATTATAAATACTAACAGCCCATTCTCTAACTTCAGGATCATACTCTCTTAGCTGCTTACGATATTTCTCCAACTTTTCATTATGGAGTACTGTTTTTTCCTCAGCTTCCGTAATATTCAGATAGTTGTTAAAATACTCAAATACATAATCAACACAGATTTTCATATTTTGTGCACGTGCATCAATGTCAAATTCATTGAGTTTATCTTCCTTTTTCCTTCGTGCAATGTATTCCTCAATGCTTAGCATTCTTTCACCACCTCTTGCATGTGATTTTGCTATTCTTAGGAATATTAGTAAAAAGGCAATAAATCATTTCTGCTAGTATCCAAAGTTAATCTTTTTATATCTCTGCTGGTTAGATGAAGTTTTTTCAATAGCCTTTATATTACCTTCCATTTTATTTACGTAGTTTAAAAATAAAGTCCCAAGCAGAAGTCGATCCTTTCTGGGTATTCTATTCCATACATAACCCTTGAACAGGTCTTTAACAAGAAAGACTTCACCTTCATTCAAGTTTTCAGTTTCCATAATAACTTCTTCTAGTAGCTCATTAACATCACTCATGTTGTCATCTCCTTATCAATAACAATATTAACAACATTGTTAATAAAATTATATGCCTTTTACCAATTCCAGTCAATAAAAAGAAAACCACCAATCAAGAGAATATATCTCCTGAATGGTGGTCATTCATGAAGGTTATTTTTATACATCTACTTCTACACCAGATTTAAATTCAATAGTTAGTTTATCATCATAGACCGTTATTTTCTCTATAAGTCTCCTTACTAGTTGCTCATCATACTCCTCAAGGAGGGTGGATTGTTCATTAAGGAATTTTTCCATCTCTTCTAGTCTTTGCTTGGAACCTTTTTTGCCTGCTTCTTCTGCTAAAGCCTTATGTCTTTCCTCTCTGAGCCTGTATATCTCATCGGCTATATCATTATAATCTTCTTTGGAATTGGCCAGTCTCAAAAGATCTTTTTGTAATTCCTCTAGCTTTTTATCTATCTCGGAAACAACATTATTGTCCGTTTCACTTATCACTGTTTCTATATTTTCCTTTAAGGTAAGCAAAAAGCCATCCTTTTGCCCTATTAGTTTATTAATTGTCTCCACCGTAGCAAGGCCTATCATATCCTCCAGCACGGTTCGGGAATGACAAGTTAACCCTGTATTCTCAAGTCTACTGACGCATCTCCAAACAATTGATTTTTTACCTCGGTTATTCCAATGAACTCTACGGTATATTTCGCCACACTCTCCACAGAAGATAATTTGCGAAAATACATGATTTGAACTAAAGTTTCTTTTCTTTCCACTAGTACTTATATGTCCTCTACTTCTACGAACTAACTCTTCTTGTACCTGCATGAAAAATTCACGCGGTATAATGGCTTCATGGTTATTCTCTACATAATACTGAGGTACGATTCCGTTATTCACAACCCTCTTTTTTGTAAGAAAATCTACCGTATAAGTTTTTTGGAGTAATGCATCACCAATGTATTTTTCATTGCTTAATATTTTCCTTATAGTACTGGTATGCCACCTTTTTTTCCCCGCTCCCGTAAGTATGCCATCAGCTTCAAGTCCTTTTTTGATTTTATCCATACTTGAGCCTTCAAGATACTCTCGGTAAATCCTTTTGACTATTTCAGCTTCCTCGGGTACAATTACTAATCGCTTATTTTCATCTTTGGTATATCCTAAAAACCTAGAACAATTGACCATTACCTCTCCCTGTTGGTATCGGTATTGATAGCCAAGCTTTACATTCTGGCTTAATGACTGGCTCTCTTGTTGTGCTAAGGATGCCATAATGGTAAGCATAATTTCACCTTTAGCATCCAGTGTATTGATATTTTCTTTCTCAAAATATACCGCTACATTTTTATCTTTAAGTTTCCTGATGTATTGTAGACAGTCCAAGGTATTTCTAGCAAATCGGCTTATTGATTTGGTAATAACCATATCAATTTTCCCAGCCATGCACTCATCAATCATTCGATTAAATTCGTCGCGATTTTTTGTATTTGTGCCGCTGATACCATCATCAGCAAAGATCCCTGCAAATTCCCACTCTGAATTCTTCTTGATAAACTCTGTATAGTGTTCAATCTGCACTTCGTAACTACTAGCCTGCTCATCACTATCTGTAGATACTCTGCAATAAGCAGCGACCCGAAGTTTTGGTGTTTCATCTTCTTTTCGATTGTTGCCTACACGTTTTATTGCAGGTATAATCATTACATTTTTATTAATTGCCATCTTGCTGCACCTCACTTTCTATTAAGCTGTATACATATTCCGCTTGTGTAAAAGGATTTGTATGCTTCTGAATTACTTGTCCTATGGTAAAATTCTTAGAAATAGTAGGTTTATCTTCTTTCTTGGGTTCAAAGATTCTGCCTAGCTTTTTCGCTCTCTTTATCCTCTCTGCTTCTGCTTTTTCGTAGGTTTCTTTATCAATGATGGCAGGGTAATAATCATCACCAAGATAACGTTCATTTCTTAGCATCCTTCCAGCAGTTCCATGATAAGCATCTATTCCAGCAGACTTTGCTGCGACCGATAAGGAAAGGCCTGATAAGTAACCCTTATACAAATTCCTAACCTTTTCAGCTTTTTCTTCATCGATAACTGCTATTCCAATCTCTATCCTATAGCCATAAGGCGTATGTGCCACTTTTCTCACATCCTTTCCCTTAGTGTGATTCCACATTTCAGAACGAAACCTATCTCTACCCTTGAGTAAACGATAATTTTTTCAACATAATCATTGAAAATTTGCTCGCTAAAGGTATTTATCATTTCAGCCTTATTTGTAAACTTTATTAAGTTACTGACTTCCTGCACCTTTGATAATTCTCCATTTAAAGCATGCATTAAAGCTTCTTTTTGCCCCATATAATTATCTGCTTCCATTTGCAGTTCATTGTTTTCTCTGTTAAAAAGGGCAGGTTCTAGATAACCCTTTGCCATAAGCTTTACAAGCAGTTCTCTCTGTTCTGAATTTTTTTCAATTTGCTTCTCTAATTCCTGAATTCTTGAAAGGTTATCCGAGTTGCTCATTCCACGCAAAGCATCTAATAGTAGTTGTAGAATAAGTTTTCTACCGCCTTTCTAAATTCACTGTACTTATTTACATCCTCCCACGGGAATAGACAACTATTAAAGTGACCATAAGCCGCTGTGTCAGAGTAAATCACATTCCTTAGACGCAACTTCTCTATGATTGCCGCAGGTCTTAAATTGAAAATCTCCTGTGCAGCAAGAGTTAATATTTCGTCAGAAACAATACCTGTGCCAAGGGTATTTACAGAAAAGGCTACAGGATTTGCCTTACCAATGGCATAGGATATACTAACTTCACATCTCTTTGCATAACCACACCAGACGATATGCTTTGCAATGTACCGAGCCATATAGGCACCGCTTCGATCAACTTTGGTGGGGTCTTTACCACTAAGTGCGCCACTTCCATGGGATGCAAGTCCTCCATAGGTATCAACCATAATTTTTCTACCAGTTAAGCCTGTATCGGCAGCGGGACCACCTTCGACAAATCTACCAGAGGGGTTAATGAGAATTTCTGTTTCATCATCAAATGGGAAGTCCTCAAAGCACTGCCATAGGACATTGTTAAGGATATCTGTCCTAAGTTCTTCCTGTGTTTTATCCTTATCATGCTGTACTGATATCACAATAGTCTTTATTCGCACTGGAGTGTCCCCTTCATATTCCACCGTCACCTGTGCTTTACCATCTGGGTGGATACCTTTTATCAGTTTCCCTTTTTGGCAATCATCCAGTCTCTTTACAATCCTGTGAGATAGTACAAGGGGTAGGGGAAGCATTTCTCCTGTTTCCTTTGTAGCATAGCCGTACACAGTTCCTTGGTCTCCAGCACCTATCGAACCATACTGTTCATTTATTCCATTTCTTACTTCCAGTGCAGTATCCACGCCAGTTGCAATATCTACACTTTGTTTGTGTACAAATACATAAATCAAGAATTTAAGAGGGTTGTATCCAATCTCTTTAAGGACATTCCTAACAATGTATCGGATGTCTATTTTCTCGCTGCAGGAGATTTCGCCCGCCACGATAATTTTCCCTTTGGTTGCCATTACCTCACAAGCGACACGTGATGCTTTGTCTTTACGTAAACATGCTTCTAAAATGCTATCTGCTATGATGTCGCATAGTTTATCAGGATGTCCAGCACATACACTTTCAGCTGTTAAATATCTTTTACTCATTATATATCTCCTCATCTTTATTTTCCTCTGCGGGCAGATAGCAGTCGCTCCATCACATCGTCCTGTGGGTTTAAACCAGAATACTCTGTAGCACAATTCTCTTTAACGATTTGATAAATCTCCATCCACAATCTGTTTGTCTGACTCATAAAGTTCTGACTCATAGCTACATAAGGACTTTGAATAGCATTGCCGGTAGTTGGATGCTTGGCAAGAAAGCCAAACTCAGTTATCGCCTCCTCACACTGTATCCATCTGGCCGCACTCATGGCATATCGTTCTAGAAGCTGTGGGAGCACCAAATGGGCACAGCCTCGCTCCTCAAGCCATTTCCAAGTAATTTCATAAATCTCGCTGGCTACTAGGGTTTTCCCGTCCTTTTGCACCGCTGAGAGCATGGCCCTTGGCTTTGGCATTTCCTGCCCCTTTAAATCAGCGGTATTTTGGAAGTCGATAATTTCTAGCTTTCTCTTACCTGGATTACCCTGTGCAATTTTATCAGCAAGTGGTTTCTTTTTTTGACCAGAGCCTATACGGGCACCGCCACGATTTGTTCCATCTTTGGCCATTCACTCACCTCTTTTCGTTGATGGGTCTATTACCCTGTTTGAAACCGCGAATTTTCACGCGTTACCCCACGCCCGTTACACAAATGAAAAGCTGTAGAGATTTGACTCCCCCTACCGGGTTCCCCAACGATCTCCATCTCTTGCAGTGATTGCAGAGTGGCAAGGAGTACAAAGAGCCATCAGATTACTTCTATCGTGAGTTCCTCCTCTTGCAAGAGGAAGAATGTGATGCACCTCAGCTGCTGGGGTCAGCTTTCCTAGTCTTTTACATTCCTCACAAAGAGGATGGGCTGCAATGTAACGGTCACGTATCCTTTTCCAAGCACGACCATAACGTTTACGGGTTGCTGGATCACGCTGATACTTCTCATACCGTGCAGCTTCCTTCTTGCTATGCTCTTCACAAAAGCGATTGTCAGTCAGCTCTGGGCAACCGGGGTAAGAGCACGGTCGCTTAGGTTTCTTTGGCATACTTGCACCTCCTTTTGCCCATAGAAAAAGCCCTTGCAGGAGAAATGCTCCCGTGAAGGCTTCTGTTTATTAATATTCCATACTACCATTATATAACTTTCACTGCGGACAAACAGTGTCATCGTATGCCAAACTGTGCCAAAGTGTGCCAACTTTTATTTGGAAACCTTTAAGTGTTGCAAAGCGGATGAATGAAGTCTATGCACGGTTCTCATAGAAACATTAAGGTTGACACAGATTTCTTCCCAGTTAAGAAAGTTAATATATCGGTAGCGAAGGAGTAGCTTCTCATCCACGTTTTCCATTTGGTTAATCGCTTCACGGATATCTGATTTCAGCTTTATTAATCGCTCAACCTCATGTTGTATCTGTTGCTCCAAATCTATTATCCTAATCACATACTTTTCAAAGGGCGGATCAATGCTCTTGGTTCGACTGACTTTCTCATCAAGCACAGGGGATGAAACACTTCTTGATAAATCCCTTAAGTTTTGCAACTCTTCAAGGTCGGAGTTAATCAATTCATTCAAACGGTAAGCCTGTTTTAAGAATTCCTTAGCTGTCATCATCGCACCACCTCCTCTTGTAGCTGTTGAATTAACATGTCAGGGTTGAGAGAGGTAAGGACATTGAACAATCCAGAATGAAAAAAGCACTCAACCTCACGTTTCGTATATAAAGCAGAATCATTGCGAGGGTGTTTTGCTAGTCTTTTTATAGCAAAACGATAATCCTTGACTGCCTGTAGAATAATGGCATTTGCCAGTTTTTCAAATGCATCCATCATACAGCATCCCTCGCTTTAACAAGATTTGCTTTGACCGCATTAATAAGATCGGATTGTGTCTTTTCCTTTCGTTTCAAGGCTCTCATCACATCTTCATCAATTGTGCCTTTAGTAATGATGTGATGGATTACCACTGTCTCTTTTTGTCCTTGTCTCCAAAGTCTCGCATTTGTTTGTTGATAGAGTTCTAGACTCCAAGTAAGTCCAAACCAGATAAGCGTTGAACCTCCACTTTGTAAGTTGAGACCGTGTCCCGCTGATGCAGGATGGATAACTGCCACAGAAATATCGCCGTTGTTCCAATCCTTGATATCCTTGGAAGTCTTAATTTCTCTGATATTGAATCTTGTCTTAATACGCTCTAAATCGTGATTATACCAATAGGCAATAAGCACAGGTTTGCCGTTAGCACCTTCAATTAAATCCTCAAGAGCATCTAGCTTGCGGTCATGGATAATATGGAGATTTTTATCATCATCATAGATAGCACCGTTTGCCATTTGCAGGAGTTTCCCTGAAAGGACTGCTGCATTCATGGCATCTATTTCTTCATCAGCAAATTCAAAAACCATCTCTTCACGAAAGCAATCATATACGGATTCTTCTTTGTCATTTAGATACACAGGCACTTCATTGATCATGCATTCTGGCATTTTCAGAAAATCCACTGATTTCATGGAAATGGTGATATCCGAAATGAGCCGATATATGGCATCTTCAGCACCTGGCAAGGGTTTATATGAAAATACGATTTGCTGATTACGTTTATCCGGCGTAAAAAAGGAATTGCGGTAGTGAGTTATGTACCTGCCGAGTCTTTTACCCATGTCGAGAATACGAAACTCTGCCCACAAATCCATTAACCCATTACTGGAAGGTGTACCCGTAAGACCCACAATCCGTTTTGCCCTTGGTCTGACTTTTAGTAAACTTTTAAATCTTTTTGCACCATAGGACTTAAAGGATGATAGCTCATCGATTACCACCATGTCATAATCAAAAGGGATGCCACTTTTGTTTACCAACCAGTCAACATTTTCTCTGTTTATAAGATAGACACTTGCAGGTTTTCTAAGAGCCGCCAATCGCTCCTGTTCTGTTCCGATGGCTACCGAAAACTCCAGTCCTTTTAAATGCTCCCACTTATTTATCTCAGCTGGCCAAGTATCCCTTGCTACCCGAAGTGGAGCAATGACCAGAACCTTTCCAATTTCAAAATGGTCAAGACATAAGTCAAATATAGCCGTTAGAGTAATGACACTTTTGCCAAGACCCATTTCTAAAAACACCGCGGCTATGGGATGCTCTAGAATGAAATTCGTTGCATAGGTCTGATATTTATGAGGATTGTATTTCACCCAGTACCCCTCCAATCTGCTTAACATCATCAATGACATAGCAAGTAAAGCCTAACTTCTGTAATTGCCTTATTCTTCTAGTCTGTAACAGGCGAGGTTTCTTTCCGGGAGCCTTTAATTCTACAAAAGCCATCTTCCCATGTAGTAAAAGTACTAGGCGGTCTGGCATCCCATCTAAACCTGGACTAACAAACTTCGCCGCAATGCCTCCCATCTTTTTTACCTCAGCCACCAGTTTCTTTTCTATATATTTTTCAAGCATAAATACCTCCCATATAAAAAGGCTCGGAACAAGAAAACAACTTTGACCCAATTTTCCTATACGCGCGCGTAGGCGTGTATGCACAGGCTACTATTACTTCTTTTTACTATTTATAAATAAATAGGATACTTCTTGTTCCACTTGTTCCGAACCGTTGATTTTCCTTATCATTACTAACTTTAGGGAAAGAACCAGTATGGGAACAAGGTAAGGTACAACTTAGCGTTGTTCCTCGACTCGGGAATAAGCTCGTTGCTTTCCGTAGACAGGAAACGTCACAACCCCATTCTTGTTCCCAGTGTACTTGTTCCACTCACTAATCTTTCTCATAATGGCACCGATGGCATAGGAATCTGATGGTTTTAGCATTGGTGCCTCTTTACCGAAACACTCGCACCAAATTTCCATATTGCAAACAAGGGTTCTCTTTACTGTTCCAACACGGGTGCCGCCGCCAAATTCGCTACCGCCGAGGAAATTTCTACGCTCGTACAAAGACATCGTGTCCCAATCATCCGGCAAGAGCGTATCCAAGTAAGTACGAACCAGTCCTTCTCGTTCATCTGTTTCCATAGCATCTGCCTGCTCACTAGTTGCCATGGATGCATCATCACCTTCAAGGTAGAGTTTTTCTCCCTTCTCATAAAGCACTAGTGTCTCTGCCCAAATCTGCTGTACTTCCTCTTTAGTCATCTGCCAAGCTTTCTTTTTACCATTACCGCTAATACGGACTGGCCAGAATCTTCGATTGCCAGTTATATCCCGAAGAAACCCGCTTTCTGCATTCGTTGAACCTACAATTACACACTGACGGGGATGACTTTCGACGTTGACTCCATAACTGGCACGATACTTATCATCCGCCCTTGAAATAAAGGACTTCACAACCTCCACATCCGTCTTACGCATTCCAGCAAGTTCCCCCAGTTCCAATAACCAATATCCCTGAAGTTTCTCAGCTCCAGATTTATCTTTCATGTCCGTAATGGTCAAACTATCTGAAAACCAATCTCCAGCAAGTTTTGCAAAGAAGGTTGACTTACCGATGCCTTGAGGACCGTTTAATATTAGTACACTATCAAACTTTGTACCTGGTCTATAAATGCGGGCTACCGCTGCAACCATCGTTTTGCGAATAACTGCTTTTGTATAGGAATTATCTGTTGCACCGAAATAATCAATTAATAGATTATCTACTCGACTAATTCCATCCCATTTTGGCAGGGAGTCCAGATACTCCTTAACAGGATGGTAGGCTCGTTCAGCCGCTACCGCTAACACAGCATCCTTGGTCTTGGTAGGAGAATAGACTCCGTATTTGCTACTTAAGTAAACTTTAAGAAGTGCATTATCTGAATCATTCCAACCCGCTTTGATTTGTTCCCAAGGCAGGCCACCCTTGGCATCGATCCCATCACGGTGGCAGTTGAAAGCTATATACTGTAAATCTTCATCATGCCGAATAATCTGAACGATATTGTCCAGCGTGTCTTTTATCCGACCTTGCTTATCCAATTCCAAACCTGTCTGCCAATCCTCATCACTAAACTCCTCTTCAGCCTGAGCCTGTCTCTCCTTTGCGAACTCAGCTTTTACCACTTCATCTTTTATAGCAAACTCGCACATTGCCACAAAAGACGGCATCCTGCCAGGAGCCGTAGTAGTGGAAGCTCTATCATCTAAAGAGCCGAATTTATGAATACGAACGAGATCAAAAGCATTAAGGAGCAGGCCGCTTGCTGGATCAGTAGCATGGTGGCTGTATGCAAATTTATCATCATAGATAATCACACCCGCACTACTGTCAGCTGGAATATAGTCATATCGCCCTTCCATAGCAGATGGTTCATAAACTGCACCTAAAAATTTATCAATTGCTTCACGAACGGAATAGGCGCGACAGAAAGTTCCTACCACACCTTCCTTTAAAAGAGGATCTGCTTGTTCTTTCAGACTGCGATTAATAACTTCAGACTGCCTGCTTGATACAGGCCAAGTTGATGTATCCCGCCAATTTTCATATTTTAATAGATAAACATCGGGGTCAAGTAATTCTCCATCCTGCTCTTCGTAGACAAATTGACCATTAGAGGAAGTGGATGGCCAATACATAAGGCGATGGGGTTCATATGTCGTATCATCGAAAAGATCAATACCAATTTCTTTTGCCACCATACGTCCAACAGCTGCATATTCTTCTTCGCTGATCTCACGAGCAAGGGGAACGATAAGTCTGAGTCTTGGATTTTCTGGTGTGTGCTTATGAGTGGAGTAAACGCAACATTTGAAATCGAAAAGCAGACTGATTTGCTCCCAAATATCTGGTCTACCGTAATCCATATCAAGGGTAAGCAAAGAACGACACAGAACATTGCCCTTCTTTCGCCTTCCTTCTTTTAAATGCCCTCCGACAAAGCCACCCACGTCTTTGATATCATCTTGCTGACCTTTTTTAAGTTTCCGATATTCTTGCACTGTTTCTGTGGTCCGTTGTGTTGTCTTTACACGGGAGCAAAAATCCTCCCAGGAGATATCTTTGTTTTTCCATTTCCTGTCCATTCGGCTATTGCCCACTGCAATTTTCATAAACTTTCGACCTCCTCATGCTCCGGACTGAAATATCTAACCGTTTGTCTGCGTTTCTTGGCTACTTCAATTTCCCTCTCCATACCATTTGAGATGGTATTGCCCAGTACCCACACCTCGGAGCATTTACCCATGAGTACAATGTCCATGAATATGGCAAGCTCCCTTTCTTCTGGGTTTTCGTCATTCATAAACTGCGGAAACATAAGGTGGGGAGCAATCGGAATACAGTTGCTTTCCAAGGCAAATCTGCAAAAGCTACGAGCCTTTTTAACGTTTCCTTCTACATCACCCGAGTAGGGAGAACAGATATATACAAGCGGCTTAAAGGCAGATTTTTTCTCTGCCTTTTCCTTTCTCATTATGTTGGTCAGTGCTTCATGGGGAGTTGGGTCATGGTATCCTTCATGATTAAATTTGTTGATTCCCATTACGCACCCTCCATTTCTATCTGAGGCAAAATACCGTCCGCTTTCATTAGTTCGTAAATGAAGAGTCTGCCTTTTTGAGTCCAGTATGTATGGACCTTTGTATGCTGTTGCCCATTACTGCCAAGGTAGCTATGTGTCTTAGTGCTGGTGTAGCCTTTTTCCGCATACTTCTGATATAAAAGCCAGATACCACCTTGTTTAAACTGAATGCCCTTATTATTGAGATAGCGGTTCATCCAAATAGCGGACTTCCCGTAATCTTTGGCAATTGCTGATGTAGAAATGAGGTCTTTACAATTTAAAACTACATCGTAATAAGAGACTTTCGGTTTCATTTCTGCAATTTGCTGATTCTGAACAGCAACCGTACCTTCAAGCGCTTTATTTTGATTCCTTACTTGAGTTAGTTGCTGATTGGCAAACTGTAATGCCCTTGCCATAATGGCCTCTGGGGAATTCCATCGTCTTTCTATTTCAAGAAAGTATTGACGACATTGTTTCCCTTTTGGGGTACGCTGTATCATGCATAGCTCTTTTGCCATATCGATTGTTATTTGGTGGTCTACAGCGGGTCTTCCACCTGTACTTTCCGACAGAAATGTCGAAAAGTCCGACCCTTCCTCAAATCCGTATTCACACATTCTTGGAAACCATTTATCATAAGGTGTTTTCACTTCCAAGGCTTCATGTAAATTACGACCGAGTACGGTTGGTCGTTGATTTTCATAATTGATTTTTACTAATTCGTCCATACGAATTACCTCCTGCAATATAGTCAGAGGACAGTTCCTCTACCTAATAGCCACAGGAGGTAATGATTGTTGAGGATTTTGAAAAAGTTTATTTAATCTTTTTGATAAAACTGACACTCATAACCATCAGCACTAAGTAACAGGCCATTTGCCCAGGTTGGTGTCCTTGCCATTTGCTCACAGATAGCAGAAAGTGACATACCCATTTCCGCCTCGATGATAATTTCATCGTGTACATGGGCCACAATGGAACAATTCTTTAATGTCTGCATGGCATGACACAAAATGTCACGACTGATTGCTTGAACAATATTCTCTACAAATTTGGGACCGTAGCTTTCGATTCTTTCCCATTTCTTCGTTCCACCGACACCTTCATAAGTAACAGACTCACCACCAAACATATTCTCTCCCATACGAGGTTTCACATAGGCAAGTCGTCTACCAGAAGGAAGAACGATAAAGAGCATCCCACTTTGATAGATAAATTTAATGCCGTGTGTCTCTGTGGGAGTTTTTTGCTTAACACAAGTTTTTACTGCTCGGTCAATATCCCACCAGAGTTTTGTGATATTGGGATTGGACTGTCTCCAAGCCGTTACAAGTGGCTGAAGTTTCTCTTCTTCAATTCCCATCTCCAAAGCACCCATTGATTTTAATGCTCCAACAGATCCGCCGTAACCGAGGGCAAGTTCAGCAATTTTTCCTTTCTGACGAAGGTGACCGTTCACACCATGCTTTTCAACAGGTACATTAAACATCTGAGAAGCACTGGCACAGTAAATGTCACCACCATTTTTGAATACTTCTAATCTCCATTTTTCGCCTGCAAGCCAAGCAATGATGCGAGCCTCAATCGCTGAAAAATCTGCAACGATGAACTTCATGCCCTCTCGAGGTACAAAAGAAGTACGGATAAGTTCTGATAGTACCTCTGGGATAGAATCATAGAGTAAAGTAAGAGCATCAAAGTTTCCGCTTCGAACTAAAGCACGAGCCTGTTCCAAATCGGACATATGATTTTGGGGAAGATTTTGCAGTTGAATCAGCCTGCCAGAGAATCTTCCAGTTCTGTTGGCCCCGTAAAACTGAAACATTCCTCTTGCACGACTGTCACTACATACTGCGTTCTCCATTGCTGTGTATTTTTTCACCGATGATTTCGCAAGTTGCTGACGGAGTTCTAAAACAGTGCCTAGTGGTTCAGGTGCTGTCTTTAACATCTCAGCAACAGCTTTTTTACCTAGGGACTCTGTTTCTAGCCCATTATCAGCAAGCCAACCTTTCATTTGTTGCACAGAGTTTGGATTTTCTAAATTGGTTATATCCTGCATTAAAGTCATTAGCTTTTCACGGGAATGTTCATCCATCTCTACAGCCTGTTTTACGAAAGTCATGTCAATGGCAATGCCACGATCATTGATTTCCTGGTCGAGATGATACTCCTCCCAAATGGTCTCCGGCATCGGAAACTTAGATAATCTCTGTTGTATAGCTATTTCAGCTTCCACATCACGAAGGTTATATGCTTTAAAACGTTCCCATTTATCCTCGTCATGTTCTGGCAGATTACGAACTCGACCGCCATTTGATTTAGTAGGGGAGCAGGGTGTACAAAAATATTTGATGAGTTCTTTACCCTCTGTTAGCTTTTGTTTCTCCAAACCCAAAACTGCACCGACTCCCTCCAAAGAAAGTGGTAATCCCATATATGCCGACCATATCATGGAACATTTCCAGGATGCGGGGTCAAGATATTCAGTAAGGTTAAGCCATTTTGATAGACACACACGCTCAAACATTGCATTAAAAGCCCACTTGGTGACGGAATTATCGATAAGTGCGTTTATAATTTCATCTGGGATTTCCTCTCCACAAGCAAGGTCAACCACCTGTACTTCACCGCCATCCACTGAATAGCCAAATAGTAAAATTTCAAAATCATCACTCTCGGTATAACGGTAAACACCAGACTTTTGAAGGTTGGCGCTACTAAACGTTTCAATATCAATAGAAATAGAATTCATGTATTACCGCCCTTTCCAATGCAAACGAGGTGGCAGAAGAACAACCTCCACCTCCACCACCTCGTCTGTATTTATTCTTTATGCTAAAAAATCATCATCTTCAATGGTTGTGAAATCATCAGCAGCATTGGTTCTTCCACCTAAAGGCTCTCCATCCCTTATCTTCTGAATGTTACCAAGTCCGCAGGCCACACCCTTATTGCCATTAGAGTTAAAAGCATAGAAATTTAGGGATACTCTTGCATAACAACCGCTGTAAACCTCGTTGCGATCCAGGATAGGTCTAACTGCTTTATCTACTATTTGGGGTGGAGTCTTGCTGTTGGCATTTACAAAGTAATGCCCTTTATATGCCTCATCATCACGTTCCACATCACCATCTCGAAGTGGCAGTTTGATAGCAGCCTTATTCGGCTTTTTACCGCCAAACTTTGCAATGCCCTCTTCAATGGCTGCATCTACGGCTGCATTGATAGCATTGATGGTTTCCTTATCTGTTTTAGGAATCAATACAGATACACTGTATTTTTCCGCTCCGCCATTGATAGATACTGGTTCCCAGCCATGAAAGTAGCTGAGACGAGTGTTGACACTTGTAACAACCTTCGTTCTGTTTTGATTATTCATATTCCAATTCCTCCGTTATTTCGTTAAATTCGTTTTTTACGTTTGATATATTCATAGCTGGCCGCTTATCCGAAAGTGGAACCAGCGTTGGCTTACCTGGTGGTTTATGTATGAGACCACCGAGGATTTCTTCAAATTTCGATTTACCCATCAGCTTTTGCATTTCCGTAAGGGTAATAAGACTATGGCGGTAGATATCTTTATAACCATTTGCTTTTGCTGCTTCAGCTATAGCTTCTTCGTCCTTATATTTGCGGACGGATCTACCCTCAACTACCTTAAAACCGTGCCACTCTTTGCCGTGATTAACAGCTGCATCCGTGGCATAAGCAATAATTTCATTTGCCCACTTTGTAAGGTCGGACAATTTAGAGAGAACTTCCTCAATTTCAGAATCCGTAAGCAGGGGTGGCAATTTAAACTCCATTTGTGCTAATTTCAGTTTCTCTTCAGCCCTTGCACGGCATTTAACAGCCGCTCGACAGAAAGTACACCATTCACCTGGAAGATAGTCACCTTCGCCTTCATAGGCCTTCTTCGCCTTTGGCTTCAGTTCATTTTCTGCCCAGTCTTTTAATACCTCTACTGGGATTGTCCATGTGCTGACATTCTCCCTGCGTGGCTGGAAGATGGTCATAGAAACCTCCTCGATATCATACAGGCTATCGTAGATTTCCAAAGCACCAAGGGCATATAATTTCATCTGCGGGTTTTCCACTGCATCTACCAATACACCCATGCCATACTTAAAATCAATAATATGAAGCCTTTTGTCAGCGATGATGATGCAGTCACCAGTTCCGAACCCCTGTGGTACATAGCAGGAAAAATCAAGACGTTGTTCAATAAGTATTAACGGATCCGTACAGCTTTGTTTTGCCAATTCAAACTGTTCCATTACAAATTCCACATAGGCATCGCTGTGTTCTTCCATCTCATCGGTGTTATAAGCCGAGACAGGACGCTTACTCCTCATGTGTAGTGCTTTTTTAAGTTTATGTTCACAGAGGGCATGGGCGGCTGTACCTTCAGCGGCCGCATTGGATTCGCTATTTTCAAATTCCAGTTCCAATCTTGCAGATGGTAGACAATTAAGCCACCTATGGGACCCCGATGCGGAAAGTACTGCGTGATCACTCATTCCCTAGTACCTCCGCATCTTTCAACATATCTGCATAATGTTTTGGGTCAACTTCGCTTAATTTAGAGCCACCGTATTTTTTGATGACTTCTCTCACTTGAGAAGTAAGACCGGCTTGACTCTTTTCAGCGAGTTTTGCTCTGACTTCCTCCAGAGTGATTTCCTTTTTCTTTGGCGCAGGTTTTTTTACAGGTGTAGTCGGTTCTTTTGCTTCGACAGGTTCATTGCCCGCCATTGCATCAGCAACCGCTTGTATGCTGTCTGCCAAAGAGCGCATATCGGAAACTACATTAAGAAGTAGTTTGATTTTGCTCATGGTTTAATCCTCCCTCCTTAATCTCACTGATGGCTAGTTCCTGTACGGTGTCACCTGGAACAAGAATAGTCAGTTTCTGCCTATCACCAAGTAAGAAACGAAGGAAACGTTCCCTTATGGTGACATTACGACAGGCAACAACCCCGCCAGTCTGTGGAGTTTTTGAAACACTGATTTTCAAGTTGTGTTTCATGTTCTTCACCTCTTTCTCGAGAGCGTTTATGTGCTGCCCTCTACCTATTAGCCGTGGCAAGAGGGGAAAGTTGAGAATTCAGGAAAAACTTTTTTTAAATTCTTCTTGGCTGTGTCTAAACGGTGTGAAATGGCACTTTTACTAACACCTTCACGTTTTGCATACTCAGTCATTGACATTCCATCAAGATATACAGCAATAAAAGGTTCTGAATGTTTTGGCTTAAGAATGGCACGAATAATCTCACAGTAATATTCATAATCTTCCATTTTATTACGAGCCACTTCATCGGTATTATCAGGTAAATAGTCCATATGATCAGTTGCATCCTCGGATTCGTCGTCCTTACGGAATGGTTTTTTCGGCATCCCTCTGTGTCTGTCAAATTTATGCCAGTTATTGTACTCGGGCTTGTTGAAACGCTCGTCCATAATCTCTTGAGGCGAACGTCGAGTCACTGTTTCTTTGTCCTCTGCAGAAGACAGCCTGTCCTCATAATCTGCATCAATCATTAAGGTGAAGTCCTCGTCTGGTACCTCTAGATAGATAGGTTTGTTGTTGTACATAATTTTAATTTTCATATCCTGGCTCCTTTGGTTTTCAAAATCTGAAATCCGCCAGAGCCGCCAAATCCGCACTAAACAAAAAAAGACGGCAGTAGAATCTTGCCTTATGAAAAGGACTAAGATTTCGCACTGCCGTCTTGCGTTCTGGCGGATTTAGCTATTAAATTACTGTTTGTTTTTATGAAACTTTTTCATCACATTGATGAGTAATATCAAGTGTGCCATCTGGGTTTGCCTTTATCCTAGTCAAACAATTTCCTTTCCGGATTTCAGCTACACGCTTGTCCTCACTCAGATCACACACTCTTTTCTTATTTAGATTTGTGACTTGATTCATCTCGATTTCCTCCTTTGTTCCGAAATGTTATAACAATAAAGCCGCTTGGACATTGCATGCTGTAAGATCAACAAAGGATTTCTCCCTGTAGTTGAGTCCTACAGCATAGCGCGTCCAAGCGGCTTACCTGTGAGTCACTCTTGATATCATATAGTCACTGTTCTGTTCCAATTTTAACGATAATCTCCTTATTTTTCTGTGCTGGGCACTTTACAACTGCAGAGATTAAAGTTTTTAATTTTTCTGTAGTCTTTAGTACATGGCAATGCTTATGAGCAATGCATGTTGATTCATTTGGACATTTATAATGATATACATCTCTCATTTTAACTACCTCCCAATTACACTTTTACGCTCATTTGCGTAATATATAGTTAAAAAATTTTCTTGCTGCATTTGAACTGCAACAAGAATCATAATAAACTGCACTCTTCTAGTCGTATTGTTACAGACTGTTTTGATACCTCAAAGAATTTAGCCAATTGAGCAATTGCGTAACTGTTATCTTTCCCGTACCCCACGTTAAATTCATATGCCTTTTCTATAAAAGAGCTTTTTGGCATTAATATTCGAGGCGCTATACCTATAGCCTGGTTTTCAAGAATAATTTCTTCCTCCGTTGCGTATGGTAATTGCTCAATATAGCATTTACAGTATTTTGCTTGACGAGGAAGTACATAGTTCTGCATTCGATAGTACATCCGATGTTTATACCAATGGACACATTCATGAGCAATAGTATTATTCACACATCCTACATTCGTCTTTTTATACGCCTCTGGATCAATTAGTATAGTCTTTCGCTTGAAAAATTTGCTATCGTACAGCCCTTCTTCGGGGTTATATATTTCAACCAGTCCATCGGCAAACACTGTCATACCGTAAACATCCAGTTCCTCCGACAGGCAAATAAATTGAACATCTAACCCCATCATGTTTCTTGCAATATCCAATATGGGAACAGGTCTCGGCTCCAGTAAAGCTTCAGGGAAATAATCCTCTAAAAATTCCTTTGCGACGTTATCATACTCCGATGCCGGGATTATAGGAATCAGGGTGCGCATATTATAATTCATCATTATTCGCCTCCTTTTTTATCGATGATTTGATTAACCTCTTTCCAAAAGTCGTCTCCTAATTTCGCATTGCGTGCCCTTCTTAACGCTACCCTAGCATTAGGTAGTGTCTCATCCATAATATACTCAGGCAAATCAGGCGATACTTGCTTTCGATCACGTCCTGCCAAATCAAACATTACATTTTTCTCTTCCTCAGATAATCCCAGAATTTCAGCTAAAGCCTCTAATCCGTCAATATCGGGTGGATTTCTTCTTCCCTTAATTATGTCCGATAGATAAGTTACAGAAACACCTAATTTTTCCGCAATAGGCTTCAATTTTACATCTTTTTCAAGCCTCTTTTGAGCAATATAAGCTCCAAATTCACCAGCCATGTTTCCCCCTCCTTACGCTTTTACGCTAATATGCGTAATTGAATTATATATTACTGTCCATATAATGTCAAGCAGCATATTAAATAATAATTTTTATAACTTGATTTTACGCATTGCAAAATCAAGTTGATTGTGTTATAATCATAGTGTATATTTGAAAAGGAGAGTATAAGCTATGCATCACGGAGGAAAACGAGAGGGCTCTGGCCGTACTCCATTGCCTGCAAATCAAAAGAAAATAGCTAAAACCATTTATATAACTCCTACCCAGCACGAGGATATTGAAACGTACGCAAAAGGTAATAGTTTCTCCGAGAAATGTATAAATTTAATTAGCACACAGCTTGAGCGTAGAAAACGCTCTGAGAACAAAGAAGTTAAGTTCATCGACCTGTTTGCCGGATTAGGTGGTATAAGACTCGGATTTGAAAATGCTTTTCGTGAAAAAGGGTTTGAACCTAAATGTGTATTTAGTAGTGAACTCAAAGATTATGCCATTAAAGCATATAAAAATTATTTTAAGAATACTGAGGTATCGGGAGACATTACCAAAATTCCTGCGCAAAATATCGAAGATTTTGATTTTCTATTAGCAGGTTTTCCATGTCAGCCATTTTCAGCCGCTGGGTTGCAACTTGGTTTTGAAGATACTCGTGGAACATTGTTTTTCGAAATAGAACGTATCCTGGAAGCAAAAAAGCCGTATGGTTTTTTGCTCGAAAATGTTGAGGGTCTTGTTAAACATGATAATGGGCGTACATTATCGATTATAGTAAGCCGTCTAAAGAAACTTAATTATTATGTATCCTACAAATTGATTGATAGTAAATACTTCGGCTTGGCACAATCGAGAAAAAGAGTCTATATTGTAGGGACAAAAGATGCACACATCTCATTGGATAATTTTGAAGAACACACAGCCGTTCTCGGTGACATCTTGGATCATAACCTACCAACAGTAGATTCAACTTTTACAAGAAAGTTATTTGAGCACTTCACTCCAAAAGAAGTTATCGGTAAAGCAATCAAGGACAAGAGAGGTGGTAATGATAACATTCATAGTTGGGAAATTGGTCTAAAAGGTGAAACAACCCATGAACAAACAGAACTTCTCAATCTTCTTCTTCGCGAGCGAAGGAAAAAAAAGTGGGCAGCTGAAATCGGCATTGATTGGATGGATGGTATGCCTCTCACTGAGAAACAAATATCTACCTTTTACCCAAAGGAAAACCTACGTGAAATTCTTGATGAACTAGTTGAAATGGGATATCTTACTTTGGAATATCCTCGCAAAAGAGAAAACAATCGAAGAGTGCCGGACGAAACTAAGCCAAAAGGGTATAACATTGTAACTGGCAAGTTGTCATTTGAATTCACCAAAATCCTTGACCCTAACGATTTAGCACCAACACTTGTAGCTATGGATGTTTCACGTCTTGGAGTCATCGACAATGGTGGACTACGAAGGTTAACTATTCGAGAAATTCAGCGCCTGTTTGGTTTTCCAGATGACTATGACCTTTCTTTTCTAAAAGAGAGCGAAGCGTTTGATCTCTTAGGTAATACAGTCTGTGTTCCAGTTATTCATGCTATTTCTGAACGCTTAGCTGACATGTACAAGGCTTGATTTTATAGGGCGTGTTATTAAACACGCCCTATATTTTTTGTATTCTATAAGACGCAGTATTAACAAGCCAGTTGTCATCTTCAAAGATAATTTTATGCGGATTTTGAATAAACTCAGGTTTATATCCCGGCTCTGTAATTCGTGCATAATCCACGAGGCAAAGAACATATTTATCACCTTTTATTCTTGCAGTGTCAGATTCATTCTCTGACCAATAAAAATGTGGTTTTCCCAAATATGATTTAACCTCTATAAATCTATCATAAGTTGTACTACTATCACTTTGAAACGATACTATATCATATCCAGCAGAAACATCGATATCAGAAATTCTTTTGATTTTACAGGCCTTCGTCAGGAGTCTTTTTCTCTCAAATTCCAAAATAAACTCCTCTGCTTCAAGACCACGCTTGCTTTGTTCCTCCTGTTGTTTAAGTAACTGTTCCAACGTAAATTTACTTTTACGTTTCCTAATTTGTGATGAGAAATCAGACTCATATGTTTCAGATATACCTATGTCACCATTCTCATCTTTATCTAGGGCTCCTGCAATAGTCAAAAAGTTCCTAATAGCAGCATATGCCAATGGAAATGCTGATCGTTTTATGCTTATATGCCCCTTGTCTACATCGAAGCCTGTTCTATCCGAATCGAATATTCCTTCATCAGTTAGCTTTGAAATGCAGGATCTTACAAATGTATCTATAATACTACTCCCTTCTAATAATTTCAGTTCTTTGAGTCGTTCTGTTACTATAATGTTATCCTCGGAAAACTCGACATATTCTAAGTATTCAAGGAATGCTAAAGCTCCGCTACAATTTATGTTTAATCCATTTTCTAAGGAAGAACGATTTACAACTTCTTTTCTACTTATGGAATTCTTGCTAGACAGCATTGAAACCAGAAAAAGCAGCCCATCAATATTCCCGATAGAGTTACATCGCTTTAGTTCTATTAACATATTCTGCAATTAGCGCTTTAATATCATCATCCCCTGTTTCAAGTTCTGCATTGTCAAATAGGGGAATTGGCATACTTTCGATGATTTCGCGCAACCTCGTTTCCTTTGCAATAAGTCTTTCATGGATTGCACTATCTATTGAATCCTCTGAAAGCAAATAGTAATAATTGGTCTCTATTCCTGGTTTCAGACCATATCTATGAATACGATCTTTGGATTGTATAAAGTGTGCAGCATTAAAACTTCGCTCCATATAAATAGCATTGTGACAAACTTTATGAAGTGAAATCGACTCTGACACAGCAAACGGGTTAGCTATAATCACGCTGAAGTCGGAATCTGGTCGATGGAAATCAGCAATAATTTTTTCACGTGTTTCCTCTTCGTTATCGTCCTCATTACCGGTCGCGACTGGAGTAGCTCCATATAAAGTCTTACATGGTATGCCATTAGTAAGCAAATATTCCTTAAAATCTAATATATTTTTAATATAGATGCACCAAACTACTACCTTACCACCTTTGGAAATAATTTGCTCGATAATCTCTTTAGCTTTCACAAACTTGGCAGGAGTCTCATTTGCGGAATATTCAAGTACTTCTTTAATAAATGAAGTATCTTCTGTTACAGCTTCAGCGTCAAAACCTTCTGAAGAAGCAAAATTACGTAGAGGAACACTTAACAAATCTGGATTTGTTGCAGCTTGCATCATTCGAATCAATCTTGCCTTAACTAAATCCTGCTGAAAACTGCTGTCTTTTGTCGACACAATGTCACTCATATATTTTTTTTCAATGACATCATATATTTTTCTCTGTGATTCACCCATAGGTACAATGATTGGTGCATTTTCAGTAGCAGGAGGTATACCCAAATCACTCTTTTTTACACGGATAAAAAAGGGCTCAATTGCATGAAGTAAAGAATTTACTCGCGCATCAGAATCAGACTTACTCATATCTTTTAATTGATATACTTCATATGGTATAATTTTTTGAGTCGGCCAAATGAATTTATAAAGGTTGTATAAATCCTCATATCCATTTGGTGCCGGAGTACCTGTCAAAACCACTCTCGACGAGCAGTATGTTGCAATATCAAGAACACCGGTAGCAGTGATTCCACCAGAAGTGTTCTTAATCTTATGTGCTTCGTCAAGGACGACCATTACCTTATTGTTCTTTAAAAAATATATTAGTTCTTCACGGAGTGCTGGAATGGATGCATAAGACAGTAATGTAATCTTCGCTGGATTCAAGGAATACAAATACTGCTTCTTTTCCTCAACTGGAATTTTTCCATTAAGTCTCTTAGAGGATGGTTTTACGCCAAAACATTCCTCATATTCCAATTCCCAAGGTCCAAAAGCGCTTAATGGAGAAATAATTAGCAACTTATCTACAAATTTCTTGTCAGAGCGATCTAAGTTTGACAAGTAAGCAAAAGCACCGTAAACAACACTAGTCTTTCCTGCACCAGGAACAGAGAAATTGCATCCATTCTGTGAAAATGCAAGATGGTATGCAGACAGCAATTGTAATTGGTATAGGCTTCTGTTAGTAAGATGCTTACTTACCGAGTCAACGAATGCCGAGAAATCACTCTTCTCACATTGATTATCTCTAATCAACCTTGCCTTTTCTGCAAATTCCATAAATTTCTCTTCTTCCAGGGCATAATTGTTTACTGCCTCTGACACCCCTCCCGAATAAACCAATTCGGCTGAAATATATTCGCAGATTTTTTTGACCCTGTCGATCGTTTTGTTAATATTATCTTCAGTTTCAATTACGATGCTATCCTCTAGGAGAGTATATTTCAGAGTATCCTTCAGATACCTCGATGCTCGTCTATTGTCAAAAATAGCTGCTATGTCTCCAGTAATGATTAAATTTGATGTATTCTCATTGGATTCAAGACATAGTTTTTTCATAGGGTACCTCTTCCTTTACATTTCGAGGATGTTCTTGAATTTTTTCACAAATTCATCTAGTGACTTTACACAACCTCTAATATTTCCATCTGTCTGAAAACTGTCTTGCGTTACATCGACAACCTCCAATGCTTGGCAAGCCTTTATAAGTAACTGAAGAGGCCGTGCTGCTTCAGCATGGTTGTTCAATTTATCTAAACTCCGAGTATAGTTTTCTTCAAAGTCATCCTCAACTTTAAGTTTCCACTGCTGATCCCTTGCTTTCAAGGCACGACCAAGATCAGGAGGATTGGTAGCCATAATATCATCGACAGATATTTCCTCGATAGCATCAGTAATAGCAAAATGTCTATCTCTAAAATCTTTCCAAACTTCTTCTTTCGCAAAGAAACTACTTGCAGGCTTATTTGCACTTGGAGCCGATATAATATTACGGAAAAGGGTCTGTTCAAAACCTTCACGTATATAGTCAAATGCAATGAGCTTCAAATCGGAAACATCCGCGTCTGGATCATATGCCCACATTGATGGCACACCAGCTTTATATTTTTTTAGTGCAGAGTCGAGTTTCAAGAATGAATCTTCATTCTTATCTAACTGTGTATACATACCGGAGTAGCCATATTCATCCAAATAATCATCCATAAGTTGCAATGCTGAAAGCATAGTTCTGACTTCTCCAGGTTTTACATCCATCATTCCAGCAATATCATCAGCTGTAAATCCTGCGTCCTGTAAATCCTTACATTTTAGATATTTTTCGATTGGATTGTAGTCAACCTTTGCATCTTCACCCATCTGGTATGTGGTTTCAAGTGCCAAGATTTCCTTTTTATCTGCGTCATCCGGAAGAATTATCGCTATAAAGAACTGGCAGTGACTCTTTTCATTAAATGGAATACTGCTATCTGCCATTATATTATTTAACAACATCGACCTTCTATTTCCGTCAATAATAATACCATCCGAAGTTACAATACCGTGCTTTTCCTGGTGTTCACGAAGGAGACGTTCTTTCGTCTTTTTATTGGCTTCAACCTTGGATTCCCAAAGAAATTTTTCAATCAGTTTCTTATCCTGTGGATCTTCTGGATTGATTATGTGGTGCTGTCTTTCATAGGACTTAACCACACTACCTATACGACCGTTATAAGGATTATAAATCAGATATTCTAACGGTATTTCATATGCGTCAAACTCTTTTCTCACTCCATGATACATAATCGGAATACCAGTACGGCAAGGTTCCTTGGTCGCAACTAGTTCACGTAACTTTGCTTTTCTTTCTGAAGCATTCATTAATGCAACCTCCAAATTTTCAAAATTCAGCGCTATAGCTGTAAACAA